TACTGCATGTCCTGTCAGATGCCGTGAGTTCATAGTGGTTGACTTACCTGTCTTCACTAGTTCTCGTTGACGATTGATGTGTCGTATACCTTCAAGCACAGAGAAGTCTTGTTCAGACAACTCAATCGCCCGTGATACTACTGCTACCATATCGGGGTGAACACCCGACAGTTTTTGTTTACTTCGTGTTCCTAATTGGTATCCCATAATATCCTCGTTTATGATGGTTGTGTAGGCCAAGTTGGATTGGCAGGGTCTGTTGTATTGGCAGGTAGGTCACGTAAGGCTTGACGATACGTGGCCCACTCTTGTTTCTTAGTGTCAGATAAAGGACTGTCTGGCATCTGTGTCCAGTCAGTTTCCGTTAGTATTCTGTTTCTTTCGGTGCGTAGTAGTTCTTCGTAAGAAGGTACATTCGTATCAGGTACAGTAACATCCTCTGTTTGCTCAACTGATGCAACTATAACACCATCAAAGTCCTGACCTACAAAGTCCTGATTTGCAACACCCTCAAACTCATTGAGGACATTTCCATCAGCATCTTTTATAACCCATCTCTTTTCTGTAGCCATTATAGTTTACTCCAATAAAGCACACCGTTACCGCCATTTCCACCTGATCGTCCTTGGTCGGATCGTGATCCACCGCCACCGCCGCCGTAGCCACCATCACCACCGTAGCCCGCACCTTGCGACCTAACAGAACCACCGCCGCAAAAAGCGCCACCATTACCCGCATAACTGGCGTAACCTTCACCTACGCTTACCCCAGCATGACCACCTTGTATGCCCCAAGAATCTGAGTTATCAGTAGTAGTATACGGGTAAGATATACCAGAGGGAAGTCCCATGATTGTTCTGACTTCATCGTTTGAGAAAACTGGACTACTACGGGTGATACCCCAAGGATTACCACCGCTTTCACCACCATACGAAGAACCTGTTCCGTCAGCATCACCAGTTCCGAAGAAGTCCACACCACCACCAGAAGAATGTTGACCGCCTGTTACAGAGGTGCTTCCACCAGTGCGAGTGTAGTATCCTAAAAGGGTTACTACATTAGTGTAAACAGTGGCTGTACCTCCGTTTGCAGTACCTGATTGCGTCTGATAATGAATAGCACCATCACCACCCCTTGCAATAGCAAGAGTTGATCCACCGTAAGTAAACGTAGAAGAAGTGCCATCACCTGCGTTAAAACTTCCAACCCCGCCGTTACCACGGGAAAATACTAGAGAAGTAGAGCCGTTCCACTCAAAGCTGAAAATAGCACAACCTGCACCTGCTCCACCGCAACCTGTTTCATATTCATCGGTATCAGAGGCAGTTCCCCCGCCACCACCACCGACCATAACGAAGACATAAGCACCTGCACCATCTAATAGGCTGTTGATAGTTGCAGAACTTGTTATTGCATGAAAAGGGCCACCAATTTCTGCCCGTAGGTGTGCATCTGTTGTGTTGATAATTTCACCTTGGACAGTGATGTCACCACGGAAAGTACCATTGTTTACTTCAATGTCGCCTGTGTCACGTTCAAATCGGAAACCAGAAGTACCCGCAACAAAGTTGTCGCTTTCGATGTTATCGGTAAACTGAAATGCACCATCAGGTGTTGCAAAAGTAATAGTTTCGTTGTCGTCAGCATCATACTCAACTTTATACTTTGACGACCACTCTTTTACTGTTGTGCTTGTTGCATCTACACGGGGTTGAGTTTCATCCCAACCAGAGGTCAAACCTGAAAAAGTAAGTGTCGTTTCGTTAAAGCTGCTTGCACTAGGTGTACTTGGTGATGATGCTTGTAGAGTTTGATAATAGACCTTACCAGTGTAAATTCTGGTGTCTTCTTGATCAACCTGAACAGCAGCATCTGTTGTTACCGATCCTGATGCAACCGCCGTGCTTTCATTACCAGTAAAGTCTACAGCAGTCACCCAGTAGTAGTATGTAGTGCTTACACCTAGGCCACCATCAACATACTTGTCAGAACCAGAGAAAGCTATAGGGCTTGCTGGTTGACTATTAGTAGTATTACGATAGATGTTATAACCTTTAAGGTCATACAGTGTTGTAGTATCACTATCTGTTGTAGGTGCAGTCCAATCTAAGGTTACGTTCTTTGGTCCACCAGTAGCAGACAAGCCAGTAACAGGAGAGGGTGCAGTGCTATCCCCACCATGAGTATATGGTGTAGCTGCAACCCAAGTACCCCTAACGCCAGATATAGTAGCAGCACGTACACGTACATTATACTGTGTGCCAGTTTCTAGTGGCCCTATTACAACAGAACTTTCACTAGCTTCAATTTGAGTACTTAGATAAGAACTTTCGTCTACATCTTTCCACTCAACTTGATAGTGACTAATGAACTTGTTAGTTGCTTGTGTCCACGACACCAAAGCCTGACCAACAAAAGTACCGTCATTTTGTACAGTACCTTTATCTGTAACTGTGACACCGCTAACATTTAAGTTTCCTACAGGATCACCTAGATCACTATCGTTACCTGTGATGTCACTTTCTTCGGCATTCCAATCGAAAGCAGCAGAGGATGTTTCACGTAGGGTCATGTTAATCAACATTTCCCCGCTGTCACTACTATTACTAAACTTCCAACCTACAACCTCAAAGTCTTTTTGTGTCCAGCCGTATCTTTCATTTGTGATCTCGACAATATCACCAACTTGAACCTCAAAGGCTTCCATGCCAAAGTCTGCTGAAATTGTCATCTGCTCCCTAGAACGGAACAAAGTCATCTTAGCTAGACGTTGAGCCATAACACTGTTTGTAGTGAATGGTAAAGTTAGATCAATAGCGTTTTCTAGGCCGTTATCATCTGATATAAAAGATGTCGATCTTATTTCTGGGTAGTCTGCACGTACCCAGTCTTGATCTGCATCAATGAATGTACCACGTACAATATTAAAGTTATCACGACGACTGTGCTTAGTGGTTAAGTTGATACCACTACGGAAGTCATCTAGGGTAAATGTCTTGACTGGTGTTGTGTACTCACCGACTTTAAGTTGCCATTCACCTTGACCCCAGAATAATGTACCAGCACAAGAGGTCATCATATCTGCAAGAATATCTGATGGTGTTTTACTTAGTACAAACGCACCATTCATCTCGTATCTTGTTTGGGTTCCACTATTAGCAAGTGTAACAGATTCATCACAAGCATTTGCTGCTGCATTAAACATCGTGTCGTTTATGTCACCTGTATCACTCAAACCGTAGTTAGAGGTCAGGTAATCACGAATACAAAGTGCAGGGTTATTAGAGTATGCTGTAGTAGATGTACGAGGGTCTAAGACTTTCTTACCTTGTACCTTGGCAGTGAATATAGGTATACCTTCTGCAAACACATCTTGGTCATATTCCAAACGAACATACAGACAAGCAATACCTTGACCCCTAAAGTCACCAGCATCAAGTGCTGTACCATTGCTTCCATCCTTCCACTCAGGACCATCTGTGATACCACTAAGTTCGCCATATACGTTTTGTGTAGATGTACCTAAGAACTTTCTGATGTATATCTTATCGTTCCAGTCACCCCCGACTAAATGTGTAGTTGGGTCAGGGTTAGCGACAAGATCATTGATATAAATGTCACCAATGTCGTTTACTTCATGTCCAGCAAGACAGATGATCTGATGTAGGTATTTATTGCTATCACCAGTGCTTTCCATAAAGGTAACTGCACCACCTTTACGTACTTCACCGTAAACTACCTCTTGAGGTGCTGTAGCATCACGTGTGTTAGCCAACAGGCCACGAAGGGAACTAAAGTCTGGCTTTGGTGTAAGCGCACTGATAGCCCAAGATGTAACTGCTGTAACAGCAATAAGACCAATAGCAAATGTACCAAAACCCCAAGTACCAACAGCAGCAAGTGCAGCAGCAGTACTATATCCAACACCTTGGGTTATCATAAGACCAACAGTCACTGGGTCACGTGCTACACGATCCCAGTCGTTCCAGTGGTGTACTGTCAAATCACCTAGTGTGTACTTACTCATGTCTTAATCCAAGCGTTTGTTACATTCTCTGTAGGTACAGATATTATACCTTTATCACTTACAAATAGAGAATTTGATCCTACTGAAATTCCAAGTGCTTGACCAATGACCCAAAGTCGTACCTTGTCTGTCGTCACTAAAGCACCCTTGGGTGGGGTATAGTCAATACGTTCTAGCTTAGTATCTATGGCTTCTTCTAAAGTCTGTGCATTAAATGTCTTACGTAATTCATCACGCTTTAGGTATAAGCCATTTTTAGTATACTTACCTTCCCAGTCTTCTGCCCAACCTTCACCATACATAGCTTTGTAAGCATTGTTGGTAAACATAAAGCAGTCATTTACATGCCACTGAAAAGGTATGTTACGTACTTTTCTTATGTACTCATTGAGTGCATTTAGGTCGGGTCTAATTGTCACTGTCCTTTACCTCACGCCCCCAAGGGACTCGTTTATCTTGTAGTTGGGTTACCCAGTTAAAGAAACTATCGTCACCAACTAAGCCATCTTGCGCCCTAACACCTTTTTGACTTTCTGATGTATAACGACGAATATTAGGCCTTTCTAATACAATTAGACGACTTTCTAAACTAAGCTGGATCGTAGAACTATCACCTTGATCTTGAATTATCATCTGATCCATATAACCAGAGAAAACCTCAATAACGTCAGATACACCGTTTACACCCCAGAATATCTTAGCTAGACGACCTTGGTATTCCTCTGTTAGGGCATAGGTAATGATTGTACTATCTAAACCGTTTAATGTAAGCGTAGTACCAGCAGCAGACAAGTCACTAGTTTCTTCTAGCCCTTCTATCTTTAGTAGGTTACCTGTACCAGTGTAAGTGTTGCCACCAATAGATTTGTCGCCATAGCCAGTCCAGATACGCATAGTACCACTATCGAACTGCATTTCTACAGCATAGAAGGGTTCTATTTCGGCATTGCCTAGAACACTTAATAGGGATGACGGGATTGTACGGCTCATAACGCTTCCATTGCTCCGAATGTTATACCATAGAAACTTGCATCGTTGACAGACCAACTCTGTTGATTACTCGACAGCCTAAACTCACCTTCGGCTGCTGTTAAATCTACGTTTAAGTTTGTATATGAATCTCTAAGTGCTGGCCATATTTCCATATTCTTAGAGGCACCTGATCCAACATAATCCTCTAGTACTTTATGTAGTCGGTATTTACCGCCTGATATTATACCAAAATAATCACCAGTCTTTAAAGTTCTACCGCTAGTTACAGTAGCGTTAATAGTGCGATCACCAACACCGCCCGTGATTGTCATACCCGTAGCTGTACCCTGTGGTGTAGCTGCTGTTGGGTCACTAAGCCTAAAGGTTCCATACTGACCACGTAAGCTAATCAGAAATGCAATCCACTTTTCTGCGTCTTCACGCTTCATAGGTGGTAGTTTAACATCAGCTTGCCACATTTCACCAGCATAGGCATGTGCCTGACCTGCAAATGTAAATGGCGACTGGCTGTAAGCTACAGCATTAACTGCATGTAACTCTATTTCTGCTATACCCGTATGTGTCGGGAGTGATAGTGGATATGAGATAGCCATTAGTTAAATACCCTTCCGTATGATCCACCACGCCTCTTAGAGTCTACTACAGCACTTTTGGCAGCATCAGCAATCTGTGGCATCAGGGACTTGATCTCTGTA